GTCTCTGGTGCATCACCTACAGCGGCTAAAGCATCTCTTAAATCAAATAAATCCTCTGCTGCCTGTTGTAGTGGTGTCTTTTCTTTTACTGGTGTTACAAAGTCAGTCATAGCTTGAGTAGCTACCTTAATAGCTGGCAGTAACACATTTCCAAAACGGGCTGCCATCAGCTTAATATTATCTGATAAAGTGCTGAGCTGGCCGTCTAGAGTCTCGGCCTGTCTAGCCATACCACCAGCCGCTAGCCCACCCTCATCATTAAGTGAGGTTATAGCCTGCTTAAATCTATCAAAGGTAATTGTACCCTTGCTTATCTCATCTCTAACCTGGGAGGCAGATACACCTAGCTCTTTAGCTAATACGTCTTTTAACACTACGCCACGCTCTGCAAGTTGTAAGTATCTCTCACCTGTAAGCTTGCCAGCCGCTTGAACTTGCCCGAATATTAAAGCTAGATCATTAAGTGGTGTACCCACTGCTGCTGATATATCGCCTAAATCTTGCAATAAAGGCTTAACATCTCTAGTTGATGTACCAAATGCCAGCAATGTTTTAGTAGCATTAGCTACGCCCTCAAGCTGAAAAGGTGTTTTAGCTGTAAACTCTGTTAAATCCTCTACTAACTCTTTAGCGCTCTCTACTGAGCCTGTTAAAGTAGTGAATTTCGCTGTCATAGTCTCTATTTTAGCAGCCTCATCTACCATACCTTTAATAGCGCCACCTATACCACGTATAGCGCCTGCTATTCCTATAGTACCTAAGCCTGCTAGTATCAAGCTGCTCTTTTTAGTCTGTTTACCTAACTTGTCTACTCGTTTATTAAGGTCATCAATGCCCTTTATGGCCTGCTTTGCTACTACCTCAAAGTCTATCTCTATTTTTTCAGCCATTACTACCCCTTATCATGCTTTTTCTGCATATATATATTATAGTCCATTTTAAGCGACTGTAGCAAGTAGATTACCTCCATTATCTTAGCAGGTTGCTCTGATAAACTACCCTCATATGGCAGTATACCTTTACTAAAAGCCTCCTCACACTCCATAAACCAAGACATAAGAGGGTGCTTAAAATTACACACGCATGTATGGAATAGTAAATCATCTATCTCATGCACTGCGTCTTTAGCATATTCATTGCATTTATTACGGTTTTGTACTGTTTTAATGGCTATATCAGGGCTGTGGCCTGCTTTGATATACTCATCTATTGATGCAGCACATCTTACATAGTATAATTCAGTGAAGTTACCCTTTAAAAGTATTATCTCAGCATGTGATAACTGACTAAGCTTAAATATCTCAGTAGCTATGCACTCTATTAAGATGTTTTGGCTGACTTCTTTTTTTTTACAGGGGCTTTTTTAACTATCTCTACCCCTTTGATCTTATCACCTAGCTCTGTTTTAAATACCTCTGGAATACCATGTATAAGATTTAAACAGCACTGTGATAACTTAGTAGAGAGCTTACAATTACCGAGCATCTCTACACTATCATCTGTTAAAATACCATTTTCATACTCTAAGCCCTTAACGCCTTTGATATCCTTAACCCCATATTTAACACATAAGTTAGTAGCTTGCATTGAAGGTAATAGATTTTCTGGATTGTTAAAAGATTGCATCATTAACCCCTGTATCTCAGCCTTTTGTACTGTTGATAAGGGTGATATAGTTACCTCTATATCGTCAATGCGTAGTTTTATCTTATCTGTTAATTTATATATTTTCATTGCCACCACCATTTAAAAATGGGGGCTTTAAAGGCAGCCCCCTATAGCCTTATTGATTAGTTATATGATACATAAATCTCATTAGTAGTACCTGTTACCCCTCTATCTGCACTAAATGTAAGTACATCTTTAAGTAGGCCATCTGCATCTGCATCAGCCATGCTTGTTATTGTACAGTTAGGTAGGTAAATACTGCATACATCGCCATACTCACCTGTAGTAGTGGTAGGCACGTAAGCCCTTAAAAACAGACTAAAAGCAGTTCCGTTATCAAATAGCGTCCAATAAGCTACATCGTCATTTTCTTTATAAGGGTCTATTGTACCTGTTATTTTTCTATCTGTAACACGTGATGCTATTTTACCATTACAAGTTGTAGTAATCCATGACAAAGTATTTTCAATAGATAGTGTAGCCTCATTAATACCTACAGCTACGCCATCTTTATATACACATGCATCTAAAACCATAGGAGGTATAGCGCTATCATATGTAGGTGTAACGCCCAATGCTGCTACTGCTCTAGTACCGTCTGCACCCTCATAAGCAAAGTTAAGCGATGCAATACCACCAGTAGTAAAACCCTCTAGTGATACACTATTAACCTTACAGCCCCATGCGCTCTCTCTCACAGCGTCCTCTATGTATTTAGCTACGCTAAATGATGGATGACCTGAGTCAGCAGGGTAATAGGTCTGCACTGCTGTTATTACAATACCATCTACATAAGCACCAGCAGGGTCAGCTATAAGTAGAGTAATATTAGTATCACCAGCAGCATTAGATACGCTTGATATTGGGCTAGTGTGATATGCACCACTTCTTTTAGTAGTGACTACATCACCTATATTAAATACGTTAGCATCTGCATCTGCAAGGCAGATAACTGTATCTGAATATGTACCACCGTCTGCATCTGATGATGTTTTAGTAACTGCACTACGCTCTGCACCTAAACATGACTCCCATAGTAAGCCATACTCAGGGGCTGCGCCCTCTGTACCATTAGCTTTTAGCTCTACAGGTAAAGCACCAGTAACGCCCTCTAGCCCTCTACGTGGTGTAGTTTGACCTAGTGAACCGTTAAATACGTTACGCTCTACTAGCTCTTTAGTAACGTCCATTGACTCACCATCTTTTAAAACTTGCATGTATTCAGCCGCTAGAGGCTCAATATATGTACCCTCTGTTACCTCTTCTCGTATACCAATTGAGGTGTTACTTTTAACACTATAACCCATAAAGCCTCCCTATAATGCTTTCCTATATACTACTGATACCGTACCAGTAGTTAGTATTACGTTATTATCATCTAAATACTCTGGCTCATCAACAGATAAATCTAGTGTCTGTATAACTGTGCTTGATGCGCCACATCTAGTATTTACTAAATCTTTATATATCTCTAAATGCTTCTCTAGCAGTGTTACCTCTGCTGCTAACTTCACACTATCACCTGTGTTAGAGCTTGCGTAATCTGTAGTTAGTTTAATATGAAAGTTTTGAGTAACTGTAAAAGACCTAGTAACGCCCTTATCCTCACTCTGTGTAATGTCACCAGCCTGCACCCCATATTTATTACTAGAGCCTCTAAAACTGTTATCATTAGGGTTAGCTATATACGCCATCTCAGAGTATGAGCTACCCAATACAGCCGCTACCCTTGTCTCTATGCCTGTTACTATTGTACTTATCTCTGCCATTATCTTACCATCGTATGCTGTACTATTGCCAGCTTTTCAGTATCATCTATCTCACCATCGTCATTTTTATCAATGGTTAAATAGATAGTTTTTATAAGCTCTCTATACATACTATCATATTTAGCTGCCTTTACTGCCCAATTATCCTCAGGCTGGTCTGATAAGTTAAAGTAGATTAGGCTAATGGCTAAATAAGCAGCAGCGTCTTTAATCTCATTTTTATCTAGTATGTCCCAACCTGTTATACGTGTACGTGCATAACTAGAGTCGTATTTAATCATACCCTCAGTAAAAAGCTTTTGTATAATCTGATTACGTGCAGCGCAATGCATCTTTAAATGAGTAGTTTGACCCATTAAGAGATTACTATCATTAATGTAAGGGTTATACATGGCTATGCTCTTAGCATCTGAAAAAACCAGGCCTACAAAGTTAAATACAGTCTCTGTATGTGTAGCACTTGGCTGGATCCTTAGCCAGTAAAGCTCCTCACTATCAATAGTATTAGCGCCCCAATCGTCATTATCATTACTATCTACTGGCCTAGTAAAATGTAAAAAGCCATCAGTAGTAAAACCATTTGTTTCATCTATAACCGTTAAACTAGCCCAATCGCTTGAGTCTGTACTGTAATATTGTACTGCTAACGTGTTAGCGTTAGTATTAGCTGTGGTAAAACTAAAAAATATCTCAGCTACAGGCTTATAAAAGCCTATGTAGATATATTCACTATCTGCAA